CGTTGATTGATGCTCTGGTCCGCCAGATCAAGTCCTCGACCTTTCAAGCGTTTCCGCATAAAAGAATCGACTCCTTTCTGGACGAAACCATTCCAACTAGGCTCTACACCGATAGACCTGTCGGTCTCCGATGTCTTCGGAACAAAGTCGAGTTTGTTATGGTCCACGAATATGCATGACGCGACGAAGCTTTTGAAGGCCTCATCGTAATCATAGCAGAGGAAACCGCCTCTCCTGGGTAAGTAACGACTCAGGAGGTGATGATTCCTCATAACGCCACCAAAGGCGTAGTGGAGTGCCCCACGGCCCACGGTACTCGACTCAAGGGTTTTCCTTAAGTAATGAGTAGCATTTCCGTGGATACCGAGATTGGCACCAGGCCCAAAGTCGCATTCGCTTAGAATGTCAGTATACAGCCGAGTGAACGGTGTATTTCCGATTGTATTTCGGATAAACTGACGGGCCGAACGAGATACGTCGAGATACTTGTCGCGTGAGCGATTCGTATTCAAGAAGGCGAATTTTCGATTGACTAGTCTACCGCGGCTTTCGCCGCGAGTAAACTTGACCATCGCATTCGCTTTCGTATCGTACGGCAAAGTTCCTTTTGGAAAAGGATACTTCTTCACAAGATGCGAGAATTGGCGCGCCACGAAATGCTCCGTGGCAGACGAATACTCCTGTTTCGCCAGAGCGCCAGCCGCCGTATACAATTTCTCGAAATTCCTTGCACGTAGTGATACGTACAAGGGTTCGAGGAACGGCATATGACGGTGGTCCTCCAATAACCGACCTAAAATCTTCAGGTAAACCTGGAAAGATTTAGTCTTCAAGCGCTCGGAATTTCTCCGTATCGACTTGAGGTTGGGCTTCATCTAGAACCTCCACAGTTTTGGACACCAAGACCATGATAGTCTTGATGTCTACAACGCCAGTAGCCGCGATTGCGGCCGCTAGACCGAGAACAATGATCGCGAAGTAGCGCTTCATCACACAGTGGTGAGAGACTTCTTCACGATATTCTTGAACTCGGCGGAGGCGATGTAGGCCCCGAGGTCGGCACAGGCGGTATCGATGTCCGCCGACGCTGCACCAACCGGAACGGCCCACGAAGGGGCCATCACGAGATCGCCGGATGGGGTGAGAGCCCCGGTCAGCGTGAGG